AGAAGATTGTCAATCCAATTAAGGGTTCTGAGCTGGCTAAGGAAGGCTTTTACAGCACAGATGAACAGACACTTAAGTCTCTTAAAGGAAGTAAGAAAGCTAAGGAGTTAGTTAAATTGCTACTACGCAGAGCAACTCTAGAGAAGCGAGTCTCTACTTACTATGAAGGCTTAGTTAAACTACGAAAGGAAATGAAATGGAATGAAGGAAAACTACACGGACAGCTTAACCAGTGTGTGGCTAGAACAGGTAGACTTAGTTCAAGCAGACCTAACTTACAAAACTTTGATGGCGAAATTAAAGAACTTTTCAGGAGCAGGTATGACTAAAGAATTTAACGATGTGTATGGTCAAGTAGAATTAGATTATGCTAATGAGTTTAACGAACATGGAGCTGAACAAGCTTTCGAATGTTCTAAGATTAATGATTGCCAAAAGGAATGTAACAATGAGTTTAATACAGGCGGATGCCAAGGCTCTTGAGTGGGTATGTGCCACATTCCTAAGTCAGGATCAAACAGCTATCAAGGAGATATGGGACAATGTCGACCAACATACAGACAACCAAGAGCGGTTTGGTCTACCAAGTAGACTCATTGCTAAGACGTTCGTATTCCGTCTTATCTACGGAGGATCTGCATACTCTTATGCTAATGATCCTAACTTTAAAGACATTGGCGGAGAACAGTTCTGGGAAGGAGTCATTGGAGAGTTCTATCGTAAATACGATGGGCTTAGTAAGTGGCATACAACAATTGTTGAGCAAGCTAAACGAGATAGAAAACTCACTATGCCCACAGGCCGTGTGTACAACTATGAACCAGAAGTATCCTATGGAAAAGTCAAGTGGCCTCGGACAAAGATCCTCAACTACCCTGTACAAGGGCTTGGAGCGGACCTCATGTCCATCGCACGAGTATCCTTATCAAACAGGCTTAAGTCAGTGGAAGGTGTCAAGCTAATTAATACTGTACATGATTCGATAATCATTGACATAGATGACAAGATATGCGATAATATACGTATAGTTAAATTAGTTGATAAATGTTTTACAGATGTACCAGCAAACTTTGAGAAATTATTCGGAGTTAAATTTAATCTCCCAATGCGGGTCGAATGTCAAGTCGGTCCTAACTGGGGAAACATGGAGGTAGTAAATGCTAATTAATATTATTGATGTAGGTGCACCAAATACTCACGCTGCTAAGAATGGTCGTAGTTACCAGTCATTAGAAGTTACATACAAAGATGAACAAGCTCAGACAAAGACAAAAAAGTTAATGTCCTTTAGTAATCCTAGTGTATTTAATCACATTAAAAACCTTGGTAAAGGTGACTCAGTAAATGTCACAACTACCAAAGATGATCAGGGTTATTGGCAATGGACTGCTATTGGTGGCGAAGCAAGTGCCTCTGATACAGCAAGTAAGCCAGCGGCAGCTGGGGTTAATCGTACAACAGGAAGTAACTATGAAACCAAAGAAGAACGAGCAGCTCGACAAGTTTACATTGTCCGACAATCTAGTATCAGTGCTGCTATTTCTGCTCTTACTGTGGGTGCTAAGTCTTCCCCTACTGCTGATTCTATCATCGAGTTAGCTAAACAGTTTGAGACATTTGTGTTTGCTAAAGAAGAACCAAAGACTGCAGCTAACATTCCAGAGTTAGATGATTTAGATAGTGACATTCCTTATTAATTAGTTTATGGGGGAAAGTTACCTTAACTGTAGCTATGCGTGTAAGAGATAGGCCACCGCCCATGATAGCTCAAGCGGATAATGGATGCGTTTCTTTGTAATAAGTACCCCACCATTTAGGAGTAATATGCAAGCATTAATTGATGGTGACATTGTCGCATATCGAGCAGCTTGTACTTGTGAAGACGACGACTCAGAAGACTATGTATTTAGTAAGGTAGATGATATCATTGATAAGATCACTTTCTATACAGACTCCGATGAGTACCGTGTCTTTCTAACTGGTAGTAATAACTTTCGTAAAGCAATCTATCCAGAATACAAGGCCCATAGGCCGACAGAAAAACCATTCTGGTTACAAGCTATACGAGATTACTTAGTTAAAGAGTACAAAGCAGAAGTATGTGATGGACAAGAAGCCGATGATGCAATGGGTATCAATCAAACAGAAGAAACAATTATCTGTACTAATGATAAAGATTTGTTAATGATCCCAGGTAATCATTATAACTTTGTTAAAGATGAATTTAAAACTGTTACTTATTTAGATGGACTAAAGCATTTCTATATGCAGTGTTTACAAGGAGACCGTAGTGATAACATCAAAGGTATCCCTGGTATTGGTCCTAAGAAAGCAGAACGTATTCTAGATGGTTGTGTATCAGAATATAATTTGTTTAAAGCAGTACGTAATGCTTATGGTAACGATGAAGAATTCCTTATGAATGGTCGAGTCTTATGGATTAGACGAAATGAGAATGAAGACTGGAGTGAACAATTCAATGCCCTTATTCAAGAGCAAACTGGAGGAGCAAGTCTGGAAGATCTTGAAGGAGAACTTCCCCTCAGTTAAGTATGAGCCTGATAAGTTTTCTTATACACAGCCTGCTAAAGAACGGAAATATATACCCGACTTTAAGACTGGACGTAAGAAGATTTATCTAGAGGCTAAAGGTAAGCTGGACTTAGATACAAGACAAAAAATGGTTTGGTTTAAAGACTGTAATCCAGACGTAACTATTATCTTTCTGTTTATGAATCCAGATAATAAAATAACAAAGAGAAGTAAGACTACCTATTGGATGTGGGCGGAAGCCAACGGTTTCAAATGGTTAGACTTTAGAAAGGATTGGCTAAGTGATTATATCAGATTGTGTTCAGAATGAAGATGGGTCGTTAGACTTTGACTTCCATGTAGATGCTAATGAAGCTGCATTCCTTATGGACTTTAGTATTAAAGAGTTAGTACGACGTGGTATCTTTAGTGTATCAGTTGATGAAGTAGAACAAGAATTAGATCTGTTCAAAGAGAATGGGGGTCAGTTACAATGAGTGATGTAAATACAGCACCAAGGGGTAACTCCCCTGCTTTCCCTTGTCAAGATAATAAGAAACAAATCTGGACAGGTATGAACCTACGAGACTACATTGCAATGGAAGCCTTACATGCTATTGTTGATAGTGGTGGTTGGAGTGGAGAAGAAGGTGAAGCTGAGTATCTAGCTGAAAGTGCTTATAAAGTAGCAACAGCTATGTTAGATGAGAGGGAGAAATATAGATGAGTAAACACTTAGTTATTCCTGATTGCCAAGTAAAGCCTGGTCAAAGTGTGGAATATCTAAGTTGGATTGGTCAGTATGCAGCGGAGAAGAAACCTGATGTGATTGTCTGCATCGGGGACTTCGCTGACATGCCGTCCCTATCTAGCTATGATATTGGTAAGAAGTCTTTTGAAGGTAGAACATATACTGCTGATGTTAAGGCAGCCCGTAAAGGGATGCGAGCATTAATGAAACCTATCCGTGATGAACAAGAGAAGCTTAAAGCTAACCACAAACAACGATGGAACCCTAGGTTAGTATTAACATTAGGTAACCATGAAGAACGAATTGAAAGGGCAATTGAATATGATCGAAAACTGGATGGACTCATTGGCACTAAGGATCTTGCTTATGAAACTTTTGGTTGGGAAGTTCATCCGTTCCTTGAAGTGGTGGTAATTGATGGTGTTGCTTATAGCCATTACTTTACTTCTGGTGTTATGGGTAGACCAGTAATCAGTGCTCAAATGCTTATCACTAAGAAACATATGTCCTGCTTTGCAGGGCACCAACAGGGTAGACAGATTGCTTATGGTCGTCGTGCCGACGGAAAAGAAATGACAGCTATTATTGCTGGTTCGTGTTACGAACATAACGAGGGTTACATGGGGCCACAAGGAAACGAGCATTGGCGTGGGTTCTATATGCTTCACGAAGTGAACGATGGTAGCTTTGACGAGATGGCAGTATCATTAGATTATTTACGGAGAACATATGGGCAATAGGGACTTACTACTATCATCACTTTCTGATCAAGTTGGGGGATCTCATTACAAAGAGTTCGTTATCCAGCCTGTTGAATTCTGCTTTATAAACAAAATTCCATACCTAGAAGCTACTGCAATTAAATATTTATGTAGATGGCGCAAAAAGAATGGTCTTGAAGATTTACTAAAAGCTAAACACTTTATTGATTTATTAATTGAATTGGAAGAAAACTATGGACAATCTACTGAACATTCTGAACCCATACAAGTGGGCCCTGATTACAGCGATGG